CTACGGACTAAAGGTTTCGATGAGTTTCCGTTCTATTGCCCACGGTGGGAATTGACGGGTGAAGATGTCTATGCGACTAGTAGCCCTGGTATGGTTGCTCTTGGCGACGTTCGCCAACTTCAGTTGATGGAGAAGCGGAAGGCGCAAGCTGTTGAGAAGATGGTGTCGCCTCCCCTCCACGGTCCCGCAGCCTTGAGGAATATTCCTATCGGTAATCTCCCTGGTCAGGCTACTCTGTATGATCCCGGTGGGGATATGAAGGGCCTTCGTCCCGTGTATGAGGTGAGGCTTCCTGTTGGTGAGGTGACGCAGGATATCATAAATACTGAAAACAGGATTAGTGAAGCTTTCTTTACTGATTTATTTAAGGCGATAACAGAGATGCAAGGTGTTCAGCCTCGTAATCGCTTAGAGCTTATTCAACGCAATCAAGAGAGGCTTCTGGAACTCGGTCCTATCTTGGAGCGGCAGTATGGTGATTTTCTCGATCCTTTAGTTAGCCGTACCTTTAACCAAATGGTACGTGCTGATCTGGTTCCACCCCCACCTCAAGAGCTTGAGAATAGAGAACTGAAACCTCGTTATGTCTCGACGCTCGCTCTGGCTCAACAAGCTGCTACTATCGGCAGTATTGATCGTTTGCTTGGGTCAATTAGTGGATTGGCCCAGGTTAAGCCTGAAGTTTTGGATAAACTTAATGGTGATGCTGCTGTTGATGAATATGCTCAATTGCTGGGTTCGCCGCCTTCGTTGATCAATGATGACGATCAAGTAATAGCGACACGTGAGCAAAGAGCGCAGCAGCAGCAAATGCAACAAGCTTTGGCTTCATCTCAGAGTGTCGCCAGTACAGCTAAGATGGCGACGGATGCAAAGCTTGATAACGATAGTGTAGGCTCTCGTTTGGTAGAGCGGATTTCTCAGTAGGAGGGAAAGATGAGTGATAGGACGGAAGGGCTTTATCCTCAAGGTGAGGAAGAGACTGAAGCGTTACTGAAACATACGGCAGAGATCAAGAATGCGTATTTGTTGGAAATGTTGCGTCGCACTGTCGGGAACGAACATGGAAGGGTTGTTATCTGGGCCATCTTGGAGGAAGCTGGTATCTACTCACTCAGCTTTGATCCAGAAAGAGACAGCAACACTAACTTCAGAGAAGGAAGGCGAAGTGTTGGTCTAGCTCTCTTGAGCCAGTTGATGACCACTAATCCTGTTGCATATCATGACATGCAAGAGGAAGCTAGAGCGCGAGATGATTATTTCAAAAGTCAGGCTGAGGGCCGTGTAAAAGACCTGTTTACAGCGTGACATGAAATCAGGTACAATAAGCAGATTTTTAACGAGAGGGAATGGAAATGAGTGATACGAGCGTGACAGAGGCCAACACAGATACTACGGATGCCGCTTCCGCTGAGGGAGATGCGGGATCACGTGATCCCAAAACGGATGACATCAATCCGCTGACCAGTGAGGCTGCTTCTGAAGAAGATAAGCCAATCAAAGATGATGTTAACCCGCTGACTACGGAGAAGGCAGATGAGGGATCGGAGGAAGAGGACAAAGGTGGGAGAGACACCGAAGAAGAGGATAAGTCAGGGGACGGCAACGGGGAGCAGAAGGCGGGAGCCCCAGAAGAGTATGCGGAGTTCACGGTCCCTGAAGGGTCGGTCATCGATCCAAAGCAGCTAGGAGGGTTTCACGAAATCGCCAAGTCGATGAACTTGGATCAAGAGCAAGCTCAAGCTCTCATTAACTATGAGAGTGAGCGCTTGTCGAAGAATGCGGAAGCATCAGCCTCAAGCTGGGAGGGGACTATCAACAGTTGGCTTAATGAGGCTAAGGCAGATAAGGATATTGGCGGTGAGAATTACGATACTACCGTCGAAATGGGCAAGCGAGCCCTAGCACAATTCGGGACACCGGAACTTTCCAGTGCCTTGGATGATCTCGGAATTGGCAACCACCCTGAAATCATTCGCTTCATGGCGCGTGTGGGTATGGAGCTTTCCGAAGATACGACTGCCGGGGGAGATGGCCCTGGTGGAGAACCAACCCTAGCGCAAAGGCTTTTCCCGTCTCACGCGAGCGCGGGTAGCTAAGCCCAATAGAAGGAGCCAATCGATATGGCTACGCTTTCCGTCAAAAATCCGACCCTTCTGGACCTTTCTACTCGTACTGATCCAGATGGTTCAATCGCCGCTGTTGTGGAAGTCCTCAACGAAACCAACGAAATCCTGGATGAGATGACTTGGATCGAGGGCAACCTCGTTACTGGTCATAAGTCTTCGATCCGTACCGGCATTCCCACCCCCACGTGGCGCAAGCTGTATGGCGGTGTTCAGCCTACCAAATCCACGACCGTCCAGGTCACGGATAACACTGGTATGCTGGAAGCCTATTCGGAAGTCGATAAAGCTTTGGCCGATCTCAACAGCAATACTGCTGAGTTCCGCCTCTCTGAGGATCGCCCCCACATCGAAGGCATGAACCAGGAAATTGCTGATACTCTGTTCTTCGGAAACGAAACAACGGAGCCTGAAGCTTTCACTGGTTTTGGTCCTCGCTTCAACGATAACAGTGGCCCCGCTAACGCCGACAACATCATCACTGGTGGTGGCTCTGGATCGGATAATGCTTCGATCTGGCTTATCGGTTGGTCGCCTGAGACTGTTCACGGCATTGTTCCGAAAGGATCGACTGCTGGTATCCAAGTATCCGATAAGGGTCAAGTGACTATCGAGGATGCAGATGGTTCCAACGGTCGGATGGAAGCGTATCGGACGCATTATCGCTGGGATTGTGGCCTCACGGTTCGCGACTGGCGTTATGTCGTTCGGATTTGCAATATCGACAAGTCGGATTTGACACGTGTCTATACGAGTGGCGCGTTTTCGGCTGGCGCTAATCTTCCTGATCTGATGTTTCAGGCTTTGCGTCTCATTCCCAGTTTGGGTATGGTGCGACCGTGTTTCTATATGTCACGCGATATTGCCACCTGGGTTGCCCGTCAGACTTCGGCCATGGGTCAAGGGGGTCTTGTGTCCCTGGATCAGGTTGCTGCTGACAAACGGTTTACCGAACGCTTCCATGGCATTCCGATGCGTCGCGTTGACGTTCTGGCTGCTGATGAAGCTACGGTTTCCTAGTCCTGAACCAGATCAAGAAGGAGTAAGATAAGATGATCATGGACGAACGCCTGGAGTTTGCTGACGCAACGTCGGTTGGCACTCCCAATAGCTCTACTGTCAATGTCGGTGACATCATCGATTTGTCAGTGGCTCGCGATATCGGTGATGGCAGCAATTTGTACCTTGTGGTGCAGGTTACGACTGCTATCACTTCTGGTGGCTCTGCTACCGTTCGTTTTAAGTTGGCGTCGGATGCAACTACTTCCATCGCGGTTGACGGTACCCAGACGGAACACGCTACGTCCGATAGTATTGCTGTTGCTTCGTTGACGGCTGGTTATCAGTTGACCATGCCGATCCCGATGGAGAACCCGGCATACGAGCGGTACCTTGCTTTCCAGGTTGAGGAAGATGCTGGACAGGCTCTTACCGCTGGCAACGTTAACGCTTTCTTGACGATGCACCCCCCGAAGTGGAAGTCCTACGCGGACGCCAGTAACTAGGTATGGTTGACCCTGGTTGGGATCACGTGATCCCAGCCGGGGCTTCTATATAGGAGGAAGAAATGTTAGTTAAGTTGAAGAGAAAATGGTTTGCACCTGATAGCATTCGCTATCGTCAATTTGATCCACATGGAGCGGTTGAAGTCCCTGATAAACTTTTGCTGGACATCCCAAGTGATGCTGAGGTAGAGCAGATTGACGGTTCTTGGATTAGGGCGGAAGAGTTGAAAGAACAGATCGCTGATGACAGCGAAGAAGAAGAGGGCGAAGAAGAAGACGACGAAGAGGAAGATGAGGAAGAAGAACCTGAAGACCCCTCTGCTGCCTTCAAGAAAGCTTTGGCGGAAGAGACTACAGGTACCGCCCCGGTAGTTGACACGTTTGGAGCCGCCCAGGCGGCTCATACGGCTGCTGCCGAAAAAGCAAAGAAAGCCCTTAAGAAGACAAAGGGCAAAACCGGCGGCAAAGCTAAGGCTAAGGCCAAAGGCAAGAGCCGCGCAAAGAAATAAGGAGAGTAACTTATGTCGTCATTCACAGGCGTTGGTGACAGCCTTGAACTCCAGTTGACGGAGAAAGGCGAAGACGTAGCCATTTCGATCTCTGGCACGTACAATATGACCATCCTCTTCCAGGTCGAAGTCGGTTCTCCCGGCTCTGGGGCTTGGCAGACGATCAACACCTACACCACGGCGAATGATACTGTCGCTGCCACGTACACCACCACTAAGAAGGGTGAGAAAGTTCGCTTGATCGTGACTGTGGATACCAGCGGTACAGCCGTGGCTACGTTGACGGATACCAGTGTCCTTGATTTTCCTGAGGCTGATATTCGTGATCCTAGTGGTGGGTTGCTGGCGTCCTTTAATCAGGATGGTCTGATCCTCCCCACCAGCCGCCCCCGGATTAATGGTATCCCGGTGAATGACGCCAATCGTGCTGTACTTTTCGAAGATTTTATTGGTACTTGGGCTATCGGTGATGCTGGTCCTGCTGATCTATGGTCCTCGACGGCTGGTTCTGGCACCGGCAATGCGGCAGCAACTACTGTGGCCAACAGTTTGAATGGTGAAGTTACGATTACTTCTGCTTCTGATGATGGAGGCCACGGGGCGAATGGATCGACCTTTACGGGCATCAACCTTGGTTACAAAGCGAACCAAGGCGGTCTGGAGATGGGCGCCCGTATCAAGGTCGATGATGTATCTGAGGCTGCGATCTTTATCGGCTTCACTGACACCATCTCGACCACAGTTGAGTTGCCGATCTTCATGAATGGAGCGGCTGTCGATAGTGATGCTGCAAATGCCTGTGGCATTATTTACGATATCGATGCGACTACGGACAAGTTCTATGTCGCGGGTGTGAAGGCTGGCACCGATACAGCGCCAGTCGCTCTTACTTCGGTTATACCTGTTGACGCCACCTATTTCGATGTCGTCATTCGTGTAGATACGGATGGTGTGGTTGAAGCGTGGGTTAACTCTACCTACCTTGGTAGTGTTGCTGCTGCTATCACTGTCACTACTGCGGTTACTCCGGCGATCATTGTCGCTAACCGTAGCGCCAATCAGGTGATTGCTACCGTTGACTACATCTGGACTGCCCAGAACCGTTAGGTGGGATAACGTGATCCCAGATAGTCCGGGGGAGGGGGTTTCGTTCCTCCTCCCCCTTTCTCTAGGAGGATGTTATGCCTGATCTAGTTAGCTTAGAACGCAAACGCGAAAACTTCGATAGCGCTGTTGAAGTTTCTAAATCTTACTTTCCACATTCTATGTATCTTGATGGTGATGAAATCAGTGATCTAGGTTTGGGTGGTGTAGAGTTAGGTAACGAGCGTATGATGGTGGTCAAGGTTCGTGTCACTTCCATGTCGAGCGATGAGCGTGAGGGTGAGAAGAAAAATAAAAGTCTAACTCTCGACTTAATTGAGGCTGCTGTAGCGCCTGAGGGTAAGTCCAAAGCAAACCGTATCTTTGGAGATGATAATGGTAACGATAAGTAAGACGAATATCGCTAACTTAGCTCTCTCCAACATTCACGCTAGATCAACCATTCAGAGCCTTACTGAGAACAGTACTGAAGCTCGCTTAGCGAAGCTTTGGTATGATCATGCTCGACGCCAAGCTCTAGCAGAATTCGATTGGGGTTTCGCACGTATTCGTCAAGCTCTCGCGGAACATAGTGTTGCTGCACCAACGAACGAGTGGAATTACAGGTACCAATATCCGGCTCTGTGTCTCGCCCCTCGTTATATCGAAAACCCAGCGGGCCTTGATGCCGATAGCCCTCCTATGAGTACGGTGAACGCAGGTGATGGCACTCTCAGTATCGTTACTGATGCAGAAGATGCGGTGCTTCTTTTCACCAGTGATGTAGAGACTGTGACGTTGTTTACACCTCATTTTGTAACCACTCTATCTTTTCTTCTGGCGTTCTATATGGCGGGACCGATCACAAGTAAAGATAAGATCAAACAAGCTATGATTGGGGCATATTTTGCGAATGTAAATGTTGCGGCAGCGCATGACGCCAACCAGAGTGTTCCTAGGGCTCCTAGAGAAGCTGAAGTGATCAGGGGGCGGTAGTTATGGTTTCTACAGTACTTCCTTCTTTTTCTCGCGGAGAGCTTTCTCCTGCTTTGCATGGTCGTGTTGACACTGCGGCATATCACACTGGATTGGCCACAGCGCGGAATGTGATTATTCATGCTGCTGGTGGTGTTAGTAATCGTCCTGGTCTGAAATTTATTGGCCCTGTAGGTGATCATTCTAATGTTGTTCGTTTGATCCCATTCAAGTTCAAAACTACCGATACATATATTTTGGAGTTTGGGCATCTTTACATGAGGGTGATCCGTGAGGATGCTCATGTGTTAGAGGCTGCAAAAACTATATCAGGTGCTACGGCTGCTGATCCTGTAGTTATCACCGCTACATCTCATGGTTACTCCAATGGAGATGAGGTAACGATTGCTAGCGTTGGAGGGATGACTGAGATAAATGGGCGTCGTTTTATTGTAGCAGATAAAACTGCGAATACGTTTGAGCTTACGAGCCAAGCTGATGGCACTGATATCGATGGCTCTGCATACACTGCTTACACTTCTGGAGGGTCTTCTTACAAAGTGTATGAGGTTACTACGACCTATGATACTGGTGATCTCAGGAACATCAAGTTTACTCAGTCTGCGGATGTCATGACATTAGCTCATCCTGATTATGATGTCATGGAATTGACACGAACTGGCCACGCTTCTTGGACGCTTACGAGCATAAGTTTTGCTCCAGGGCAAGATGACCCTACGGGGGTTACAGCTACTCAAGATGGCTCAACTGGCTCGACTTCATATAAATATAAAGTTACTGCTATTAATAAAGATGATTTAGAGGAGAGCTTGGCAGGATTGAATACCACGGCAAAAACTATCTCAGGCGCTACGGCTGCTGATCCTGTTGTTATCACTGCTACTTCACATGGCTTTTCTGATGGAGATGAGGTTGAGATCAACAGCATTGTAGGTATGACAGAGCTGAATGGGCGTCGCTTCACAGTAGCTAACAAGAATGCAAACGATTTCGAGCTTGAGGATGAAGATGGCTCTGCGTACACGGCGTACTCTTCTGGGGGGACAGCCAACCTCATCCACTTTGAGGTGACTGACGGTAACGCCACCTTGAGTGAGACGGATCATATCGATGTCTCTTGGACGGCTGCTACGGATGCACAGCGTTATGCTGTCTATCGCTTCGACAATGGTCTGTATGGTCTTTTAGGAGAGACGGAAACTACTGCATTTATTGATGACGGTATTACACCTGATTTTGATTTTGCTCCTCCTCGCCCTCGCGAGCCTTTCTTAGGTACAGACAACAAACCAGGGGCAGTGAGCTATTACCAACAACGTCATGTGTATGGTGGAACTAACAACAAGCCGGATACTTCTTGGTTTTCTCAGACTGGTAGCTTTAAGAATTTATCAGTATCTACCCCCGGTCAAGCTGACGATAGTATTACGGCTACCTTATCATCGCTAGAGGTGAATGAAATACGCCACTACATTCCCCAGGGCTCTCTCATTGTTTTGACTAGTGGGGAGGAATGGGTAATTGATAGTGGTGAGAATGTGGGTTTTGAAGCTGCCACGATTTTTCAAAATCCGCAAACACGATGGGGAGCGGGGCATCAACGTCCTGTGGTTATGGGTCGCACTATTCTCTTCGTGCAGGACGACGATAGAACGCTTAGGAGTTTAGGGTACTCGCTTGATGCTGATGGGTACAGTGGTTCTGACATGACTGTTCTTGCAGCGCATTTGTTCGAGGAATACACGATCCAGGATATGGCCAGTGCTAGAGGTGAGGAGCCTCTTATAGTGGCAGTGCGGTCTGATGGGCAGGTTGGTGTACTCACTTTTCAGCAAGAGCAAGAAGTTGTAGCTTGGACGCATTGGGATACGCCAAATGGTAAATTTGAAAGCGTGGCTGCAATTAGGCCAACATCAACGGAGAAGGATGAAATCTTCTACTTCGTTGTTGAGCGTATTATCAGTGGGAACACAGTTCAATACATCGAAAGGGTTCACACCAGACGTTTCACAGATATCAGAGATGCTTTCTTTGTGGACAGTGGGGCTTCGTTGGATACTCCAATTACTATCACGGCTTCGACGGCTGCTGATCCGGTAGTTATCACGGCAGCTTCACACGGCTTTTCTAACGGAGATAAAGTAGACATCAACGGTATTACTTGGGAAGCTGATACAGATAGCGTTGGTAACGAGACACAGCCTGATCAATTGAACAATCGACGTTTCACAGTACGCAACAAAGCTACTAATACTTTTGAGCTTGAGGATGATGAGGGTGATGCTGTCGATGGCTCTGCATTCAATGCGTATGTAGAGGGGGGAGAGGTTAGAGCCACTTTCACTACTCTTACCGGACTTCACCATCTTGAGGGAGAGACTATCGTAGCTTTAGCAGATGGAAACGTCGTAAGCGATCTCACTGTGGCAAGTGGGTCTATCACTCTTCCTCGCGCTGCTAGTCGAGTTCATGCTGGTTTGAAATTTATTGCTGATGTCGAGACATTGAATATCGAAGACAAAGCTCCTCTACGAACTATCCAAGGCTCTCTGAAGCATATTGCTAATGTGACGGTACGCTTCAATAAGACACGTGGTATGTGGATCGGTCCTGACAGTGAGTTCCTAGATGAAATGAAGCAAAGGGAAGACGAGGATTATGGTGATCCTATCGCGCTTCTGACAGGGGATAAAGAGATAACTATCCCTGCTGATTGGGAAGTGGAGGGGCGTATCTTCATGCGTCAGAAAGACCCTCTACCGATAACTATCCTTGCTGTCATTCCTGATCTTGAGACTGAGGGTTAGAGATGGTCGAGTATCAAGTTGTACCTGCTGAAGCGCACCATGCGGCGAATATGGCTCCACGTATGCGGCAGTGCGACATTGATGAAGCTTGGGCGGCGGCACACTACGATCCTTTTAAGGCGTTGATGATCTCAAAAATGGTATCACGTGATCCCATGGCTTGTCTCGCAGATGGCCAAACTGTCTGGATGTTCGGTGTAGGTCAACGCTCTCCTTTCTCTCGCGTCGGAAACCCCTGGATGCTAGCTGCGGAGGGGTTGGAGAAGCATTCTAGGGTCTTTCTGAGGATGAGTGTCAACTACGTGAGAGAGATAAAAACGTGGTATGACCTTTTAGAAAACCACGTTGACGCACGTAATGAAAAGACGGTAAAATGGTTGAAATGGCTCGGATACACGATTGACGATCCAGAGCCGTTTGGCGCGGAGGGTCTTCCCTTCCATCGTTTCCAGATGGAGAGATAAGATGTGCATCGTCTCAATGATAGCTTTGGCTACGGGCATTGGTTCTGCTCTTGTGGCTGGTGGTTCTGCTGTTGGTGCTGGTGCTGCGATGGGTATCGGTGGGATTACTCTTGCTGGAGCGCTTGCTGCTGATACTCTTATTATTGGCGCCGCTGGGTTGGCTATGTCTGTAGCGGGGCAACAACAACAAGTTGAAGGTCTGGAAATTCAATCTGAAGCACTCCAAATCCAGGCCGAAGCTCAACAAGCCCTGCGTGTAGAGTGGGGCGGTGAGTACAAGCAGAATATCAACCAGATCAAGAACCTTTTGA